GGGTTCAATTTATCTGCAAGGTACGAAATTTGCTCATCCTTTGAAAGCGCCTCAAACTTTTCTGCCGCATCGCCTAATAGCGATACGTTGGCTAACTTAATGTGTTTTTCTTTCATTATGCGCCTACAGTTATGTTAACAGACTGCCCTTTGTAAAGCTGATTATCGCCTACAATAGCCGTTGCGACCGGTACGACTGTATCGTATAGCTGCACGTAAATAACATGTGCAGCCGTTAGACCTGTTGTAGGTGTAAGCACATAAGTGCCTGGTGTTACTCCTGCCGTTACAGTAGACAATGTAACAACGGCATTGGTAGTTACGTTCACAACCCTGAAGTTGGTAGCGTCTAAGCCCTCAATGCCGTAATTGGTGTTGTTAAGAGAGTTCACAGTTACGTTAATCGGGTCGCCGGCAGTAGCTACTGCGGTAATGGTAGTGCTTTGGATAGGCTGAGTTTCAGACGTAATGTCAAATCCAAGCATATCAGTAGTTAGAACAGCTAAACGCCTGTTGAACTGCTGCTCATCAATAAGCTGGAAGTTAACAAGTGTACCCATCCTTGCATCGCCTGCCGGAAGCTTTAATGTTTGGGCATTGTGCATACCCATTTTTAAGCCTACAAACTTAGTACCATCAGGAGAATAAGCCCCTACTATAGTACCGTTAAAAACAAGCAATATGCTCTTTGTTTTAAAGGCGTTTTTACTGTAAATAGCAGAGTGCTGCCCTACGCTTGTTTCATACCTTAGCTGGTAATTAGGAAGCGCATTTTCAACAACTGCGGTTATACGACTTGTATAGTCTACAGTTGCTGGGTCGCCCGTATTGTCGGTAAATTCTACAGCCCCAAATATAGGGTCAAAAGTAGTCTGCTGTATTAGTTCAATAGCATCCGCTACAGTCAAATCAACTGCACCGTTTACCACAGGCAAAAACCAGTTATTGGGTACTAATATTTCCCCATTCATTTCCTTGTTTAAAAAGACCTCACAGGTGCCAATACCAGCCCCTAAGAACTCCTTATTGCAGTTTACTGCGTTTATTAGTGCCATATTTTTTCGTTATTTAGGGCTACCGTATTAATGCAGCCGCTTGTTATTTTTAATGTTACACTCACTACTAAGGCATCAACAATATCAATAAACTTGTTTTTCTCCTTAGATTCCGTTTCTGAGTAGTTAGGTGTCGTGTCTACCTGGTATTCAAAATCAGATACAATTATATTAGCTTTAGAAAACAGTATCTTAATGTTTTCATACAATGGGCGTAATACATTTCTGTAGCTTGTAGCCCATCTATTTGAATTGAACATTGGTACTGTATTTTGAACCGCCAATACAAAGGTTAAATCAGCCTCTACTACGTTGGGGTTTTTAGCGTTTTCATTAAACCGGTTCGACGTTTGGTAAATCAAAGGGTATATATTACCTCCTGACACTTTTATAAGGGAGTTAATCTCCTTATCGTCCCCAAAGTAATACTTAGGCTTTCCCCATTCGCCTATCTCCGGCAAAAAGCTAAACAACTCGGTTAACCTTTCCTCTACTACTACGCTCATAAGCCAAATGTATTTACAGTTTCAAAGAACCTGAACTTTGATGCCTCCCAACCATACAACTCCGAATTATCACGTAGGTACGTGTATAGGTTTAGCTGCTCTTCATTCTCTGTACCGTACCAGTCTTTATACTCCCACCCTATGCCGTTAGCAAAGTAAGGGTGTTTACAGTTTTCTCCCTGGTATTTATTAATAAACACTTGGTTAGCGTATGCCAGCTTATAAGCCGGTGTTACATTGGTAGCATTAGCCGATTCAGCTTTAACTACTCCAGTAGTTGCCCAGTAATCAGACTGTCTTAATAGATAATTGTAGTATGTGGCGTATGCTAAAAGAGATTTGCTATTATTCAATCCCTCCCACTTCCCAACGCCGTTTACTAAATCCTTCCATTTTTGCAAACTCCCATCTATAATTGGCAATGCTGTTTGTAGTTCGTTGTAAAGGGTAAAACCTAACGCCCTCAACAAAACATCTTTTTCGGTATACGCTATGCAGTCCGTAATACTTTGCGTTGCCGTTGGGGTGTTAAGCCCTATTGATGGCTGCGCAATAGCTTTTGGAATCTCCAAATCGTTTACAAAGTAGGTGTTATTAATTATTGAGGGCATAGTGTTTTATTTTACTTCTTTAGCAATCTTGTTTTTAATAAGCTGCTCAGCAACGAGTTTGTGCGGCGCTATAGTTTGACCTTTAGTATAGTGCTTGGTGTTCTCTATAATTTCAAGAGTAACCCTTTCGCCATACTTTATAACGGTCTTTTTTTCGTTAGCCTCTCTCAGCATTTCTTTAGCTGAAAAAGCGGACTTTACTGGTGTTTCTTTTGCCATAATATTATACTTCAGGTTCTACTTCAATTGATGTTAGTATGGTGGCAATTTCATCATAGATGATTGCACCGGCATAGTTGTTCGGGAAATAAGTACCTAAGAAAGCCTCAAGTTTAAATGAAGAAAGGTTTTTCCTGAAATCGTCATTTTCGTAGCCCTCGAAGTATTTAACATCTTCAGAGAATACAACGTTAAACCTTTTCAATTCCCCTGCCAGTATCATATCAGCGGGCATCTTGTTAGAGAATATAACCCTGTAACCGCTAACAACACGTCCGTCAGGAGATACAAATGGCGGCACAAGGTAACGACCTTCAGCATCTTTTATACCTTTCATTTGGGCTTCCCAAACCGTGTTAAGCACTACAGTAATGTCGCCTTTGAAGTTAGCTAACCTTACGCTTGTAGCTACTGCGTTGATAACATCGTAAATGTTTGCATCTGCGTAGTAGTTAGCAAGTGCTGTAGGAACTACAAAGGGGCTTGCGACTGTAGCAATGCCAGTTAGTAGGTTGCCCGTACCTGCCCCTTCTAAAACGCCATCGTCAATCTTTTGGTCTACAAGTTCCTCAACGTGCCTACGGAAGTTTTCAACAACAGCCGGAGCATGCATCATTAGCCTGTTAGACATTTTCCAAAAAATTGCTACCTCTTTTATAGGAGATTTGCTTTCAATCCATTCGGCATCTGCAAGCGGCTTAGCATCGCCCTCTCCTATAAATGCAGCATCGCCTTCTTCGTTTTTACGCTGTACATACCAAATACTTTCCGTACCTGGTTGCGTGGTTACGTTTACCAATGACAGGATAAAGTTATCCGGCTTAGGAGCGGCGTGTATCGTGGTGTCGATGTAGTTACCAAACAACTGGTTAAATCCGCCAGTAACGTTTGGTATAACGTTGGCAGTAGTCATAAGAGCAGCTGCTTTAAATGTAAAGCTGTCCATACGTGCAGTCTTTGATTTTGCAGGGTCAAAGTCTTTACGCTCATCCCTTTCGATAAACTCAACAAATTCGCCTTTAGTTGTTGCGCCGCCGCCTTTTGTTTCAAGGGCAATTACTTTACCGGCCAGTTCCTCGTTACGAGTTTTCTCTTTTTCAAGGGCTTCTTTGATGGGCTGCAATGCCGTATCAATAGCTTTCTGTTGTTCTTTGGCCTCAAAATCACGCTTTGCTGCGGCGTATGTATCACGCTCCGCTTGTGTCATAGCCTGAATTTCGGCATCTGTCTTGTATACAAACATATTAGTATAAGTTTGAATTAATAAATGTTTTTTGTTCCTCGTCTTTTTGAGTGGTTTCCCCCGGCTCATCTTCAGAAGTGGACGTACCGGCTTCTTTATATTGTATTGGGGTGGCATCGTTAGAACCAAACGGCACCATGCTACCCTCCTTAACTATCTTAGCTTCTTCTATTCCCCAAAAGTAACCACGCTCTTCAGCCACTTCCTTGTTGGTTACTGAAGAAATAATACTATCGTAATATTCTTTGTTTTCGGTAAAGTCTTTTTCTGTACTGTTAATAGCTAACCTAACCTTAACGTACTGCATCCTTACGCTATTCTGTACCGGGCGTTTTTCTTCAATAATTTCTTTAGCCTGCTGGTTTTTAATAGCTGACTTAGGTATCTCATAAATCAGAGCCTGGGTTGTTCCCTCGTAGCTTTTACCCACAAAAGACCACGGCACTTCTTTTACCATAGCGTTTACATCAGAAGGCCATGCAATAACGCTTTTTATGCTCAGGTCATGGTCTGCAACGTAAAACAACTGCCCTGCAACCTCTTTAATAGACTTATTCCAAATACCGTCTAAATGCACATCGCCGTGGCTGTCAAGATACTTTGTTGTGTTTATAACCGGATAAATGTAATCTTCTTTCAGGTTAAGAAGGGACTTAGTTTCTTCAGTAACTTTAAAAAGATTGAATGTGCTTAACTGCCCCTTATCGCATGACTTTTGTATAGCGGCTTTCTTAAGGCTAATTATATTACCCTCATTCGCTTTAAGGGCGTGAAACATTGCCTCTTTTGTGGCAAAGTCTTTATCCAGTTCTATACACTTTATCATTTTGTTATCTCTTTATTCGTTTTAAGAGCGGTAATCTTTGCTTTTATCTCGGGCTTAAGGTTTTCAGGGGCTTTTTTTAACTCCTGCTCCAAACGCT